CTCGTGCAATCGCTCGCGCGAATCGGATGCACTCACGCGGAGATCGGCACGATCGCCGGAGTATCCGAGCAGACGATCCGCCGCCGATGCCGGAAGGAAGTCGACGCGGGATACGATGAGATGCGGATGAGCCTCCGTCGATGGCAGTACGAGAAGGCGAAGGAGGGCAACGTCGCCATGCTCATCTGGCTCGGGAAGCAGCATCTCGGGCAGCGCGACAAGATCGATGAGACGAGGCGCGAGGAGGTCGTGACGATCGAGCCGTTCGATGCACCGAAGCCTCGGCTCGCGGACACCGCGTGAGGATCCGATTCCCGAGACCGGAGTCGATCCTCCACCGATCGCAGCTCGACGTGTACCGTCGCCTCCGGCGCTTCTCCGTCCTCGAGATCGGGCGGCGATGGGGAAAGACGAAGTTTCAGGAGTTCGTCGTCATGGACGCGGCGATCCGCGGAGGCCGATGCGCGTGGTTCGCGCCATCGTACAAGTACCTCGCGGAACCGACGCGCGACATCGAGAGGGCGCTCGCGCCGATCATCTCTAGGCACGATCGCGTCGAGAAGCGCATGGAGTTCGCGACCGGAGGCTCGCTCGACTTCTGGACGCTCGAGGACGAGGATGCCGGGCGCGGTCGCTTCTACGATCTCGCCGCGATCGACGAGGCCGGATTCGTCTCGAATCTCCTCTCCATCTGGCAGGCCGCGATCCGCCCGACGCTTGCCGATCGGAAGGGCCGGGCCATCTTTGCCGGGACACCCAAGGGAACGGGCGACTTCCATCGGCTCTTCCTCGAGGCCGAGGGAGACGCTACGGGCGCGTGGGCGGCGTTCCGGATCGGGTCGGGCGCAAATCCCTTCCTCGATCCTGAAGAGGTCGCGGCGATGCGGAGAAGCCTCCCGAAGGAGGTCGCGGATCAGGAGATCGAGGGCATTCCCGCGGAGGACGGAGGGAACCCGTTCGGCCTGAACGCGATCCGCGCCTGCATCGCGCCGATCTCGAGCGCCGAGCCGGAATGTTGGGGAGTCGATCTCGCGAAATCGCAGGACTGGACGGTCGCGGTCGGCCTCGACTCCGAGGGCCGAGTCTGTCGCCTTGATCGGTGGCAGGCTCCTTGGAACGTCACTCGCGAGAAGCTCGCGCGGATGATCGGATCGGCCCCGGCGCAGATCGACTCGACGGGAGTCGGGGATCCGATTGTCGAGGATCTTCGCAAGGTGTGCCGTCGCGTCGAGGGCTTCAAGTTCACGAGCCAGACGAAGCAGCAGCTCATGGAAGGCCTCCAGATCGCGATCTCGACCGCGGAGATCCGCTTCCCCGATGGTTGGCTCCGGAGTGAACTCGAGGCCTTTGGCTTCCGATACTCCGGAAGGACTGTCTCATACGAGGCGACGGTCGGTCACGACGACGGAGTCTGCGCCCTCGCGCTCGCCGTCCTCGCGCGTCGATCGCGTCGGCCCCTCATACTGAAAGTCATCTGATGAACCTACTCGCACGGATCAAGGCCGCGTTCTCGTCGGAGAAGTACCAGTCGTCGTCGATGGCGATCCTCCGCGGTCAGGACACGAAGCGAGCATCGTTCGACAACCGCTCCGCGGTCGCGGCCTATCGCTCGTGGATCTTCGCCGCGGCGAATCTGAACGCGATCTCGGTCGCGTCTCAACCCCTGCGCCTCTACGTCAAGAACCGGAGCGCCGGTACGAAGGTCTGGCGGACTCGCAAGGCATCGCCTCGGGCCAAGGCGTACCTCTGCGGATCGCTCGAGCAGATGCCGAGCCGATACGCGATGACGAAGGCCGCGGAGTACGGCGAGGACTTCGAGGTCGTCGAGGACTCGCATCCGATCCTGACGCTCCTCTCGAAGGTCAACCCGTACCAGAACGGATTCGACGCGACGGTTCTCCGCGTTCTCTTCGGTGAGCTCACGGGGAACGCCTTCGTGCATCCGGTCATCGACCCGGGCCTGAAGATCCCGGTCGAGCTCTGGACGATGCCGAGCCAGTTCGTCGAGATCATGCCGGGACAGAAGGGCGAGGACTTCGTCAAGGGCTACCGCTACGGCGCGACGGAGGAGCAGAAGCGCGAGAACTTCTACGCGCAGGACGAGGTGATCCACTTCCGCAGGCCGAATCCGTCCGACCTCTACTACGGCATGGGCAAGGTCGAGGCCGCGTGGGGAGCGACGATCGCGAACGAGGCGCTCCATGAGATGGACACCGCCTTCTTCGCGAACAAGGCAAGGCCGGACTATCTCCTCGTCGTGAAGTCGAACGCGCACCCGGACGAACTCGAGCGGCTCGAGGTCTCGATTGACGAGAAGCTCCGCGGCTCAAAGCGCACGGGACGCTTCCTGACGACGACGGCGGACATCGACCTCAAGCCTCTCTCCTTTCCTCCGAAGGATCTCACCGGGCGCGAGCAGATCGTCGAGGAGATCGCCGCGGTCTTCGGCGTTCCCGTCTCGATGCTCAAGGCGAATGACCCGAACCTCGCGAGCGCGACGGTCGGATTCGCATCGTGGAAGCAGACGACGATCCTGCCTCTCCTCCGCATGGACGAGGAGACGCTCAATCAGAATCTCCTGCCGCTCTTCGGCATCGAGGACGATGCGTTCCTCGCCTATGACAACCCGGTGAGCGAGGATGAGCGGTTCTCGTTCGAGAAACTCCGCGCGATGGTCGCCGGAGGCATTATCACGGCGAACGAGGCTAGGATGCGCGAGGGTCTTGAGCCGATCGAGGATCCGATGGCCGACGCGCTCCTCGTGAACGGTCAGCCTCTCGGAGGCCCGGCTCCCGCCGCGCCGCCCGGACTGGCGAGCGCCTCCCCGGATGGCCTCGTCGGGCCGCTCGATCATGCGCCGGATCTCGACGATCCGCCAACAATCCCGCCTCCGGAGCGCAAGGACGCGCTCTCGGAGTGCGTCTCCGAGAAGATCCCCACGCTCGTCGCAGAGGGCTATCCGCAGGATCAGGCGATCGCGATCGCGTACTCGATGTGCCGCGAGGGAAAGTCCCTCGAGGTCGTCGCGAAGGCGCTAGGTGACATCGACACCAAGCCTCCGCAGGGAGTCGCGGACAACGCCCGACGAGCTCTCGAGGTACGGGCGCGGAAGCCAGAGAGCGAGCGGGGCATGACCGCGGTCGGGATCGCCCGGGCGCGTGATCTCGCGAATCGCGTCTCGCTCTCCGAGGACACGATCCGGAGGATGCTCGCCTACTTCGAGCGTCACGAGGTCGACAAGCAGGGCAGCACTTGGGACGAGCAGGGCAAGGGTTGGCAGGCGTGGAACGGATGGGGAGGCGACGACGGATGGGCGTGGGCGCGACGGAAGGTCGACGAGTTCGATCGCGAGCGCGAGCGGAAGGCCGCTCGGAAGTCGTGCGCCTGCTGCTCGAAGAACGGAGGTGGCGATCCTCCGGCCAAGCCCTCGGAGCGCATCAGCGGAAGCGATCGGAACCCGGAAGGATCCGCGAGCGGATCGCGCGGAGGGATCGAGATCAGCGAGGCGACGGAGGAGGCGCTCCGGAACAAGGTCGACGAACACAACGAGAAGCACGGCGACGAGAAGGGCAAGCGCGTCGATCTCGGGATGCTGAAGGCCGTCTACCGTCGCGGCGCAGGCGCGTTCTCGACAAGCCATCGTCCCGGTGTCGGGCGCGAGCAATGGGCGATCGCGCGAGTGAATGCGTTCCTGACGCTCGTTCGTCGCGGAGAGCCGGAGGATGCCGACTACACGACCGACTACGATCTGCTCCCGGACGGGCATCCGAAGAAGAGCGATGCGAAGAAGGCGCTCCTCTCCGCTCTCTGGACGAAGGCGATCGAGGCCGACGACATCGAGCCTCCGCACGTTCTCACGAAGGATCTCGGCAAGGATGCGCTCCGCGAGTTCGACAAGATCACCGCTCGCGAGGAGGAGATCGGCAAGGGAGTCGGCAGGATCCTCGATCGTCAGGTGAAGGCCGTCCTCGAGAAGATCGAGAAGGCCGAAGTCCCGACCGCCGAGCTCGCGACCGAGGTCGAGACGCTGCTCCAGTCGAAGCGATGGCGCAAGGACATCGTCGAGGCATTGCGACCCTACCTTGAGGACGCGCTCGTCGCGGGGATCGAACTCGGGCGCAAGACGCTCGAGAAGATGGCCGCGCTCCCTGCGACCTTCGACAAGCGAGGCGACGATCTCCGTGCCTACGCTCGGACGGAATCCATCCGGCTCGCGGATCGCGCCGCGGACGGGGTGAACCGATACACCGCGGTCAAGTTCTCGAAGGTCATCGGTGACGGGGTCGCGGAGGGCGAGACGATCCCGCAGATCGCGAAGCGCGTGCAGTCGTGGGCGATCGCGGACGGAGACCTCGAGCGAGCGACCAAGCGCCGTGCGCTGACGATCGCGAGGACGGAATCTCAACGGGCAGGCCGTCGCGCCGAGGTCGAGGCTTGGAAGGCCTCTGGGGTCGTGACCGGGAAGACGTGGCTCCTCGCGCCGGATCCGTGCGAGTTCTGCGAGGCCGCGAGCGCGTCGTTCTCCGAGAACGCGGTCGGCCTCGAGGACTCGTTCTACGGGCAGGGATCGGAGATCATCGGCAAGGACGGCGGCATCATGGTCGCGGACTACGAGGCGATCGACGGGCCTCCTCTGCATCCGAACTGCCGTTGCTCCCTGCAACCCCGGCTCGACGACGAATCGGAGGCGATCCTGCGCGAGGCCGAGGCCGAGCTCGCCGCGGATCTCGACGCGATCGAGGCACGGTCGATCAGCGAGAACGCCGGGACATTCGCAAGGGCAGAGGCTCGAGTCGAGCGGATCATGGAGGACTGATGAAGGTCGAAGTACATCGCAAGGCGCTTACCGCCGAGATGACCGGAACGGCGAAGGGATTCACGGCGATCATCACCGCGGAGACGCTCGATCGCGACGGCGAGGTTCTGATCCCGGCAGGGATGAACTCGAAGGAGTTCGAGCAGAACCCCACGCTCTTCTGGAATCACGACTACGCGACTCCGGTCGGAACGACGATTGACCTTAAGCGCCGAGAGCGCGACATCGTCGGGGAGTTTGTCTTCGCGAAGCGGCCAGAGGGCTACTCCGGCGAGTTCTTCCCCGAGGTCGCGGCATCGCTCGTCGGGCAGGGGATCGTCCGGGCCGTCTCGGTCGGATACGTCCCGGAGGCCGGGGGAGTCCGTCGCGCGACCGACATCGACAAGAAGAAGTACGGCGACGAGGTCACGACGGTCTTCTCGCGATGGAAGCTCCTCGAGGTCTCTCTTGCTCCTCTACAGGCGAATCCGGACGCGCTCATCACCGCGGTGAAGAAGGGCATCTGCTCTCCAGCGGCGGCGCGGAAGTGGTTCGGCATCGAGGCTCCGAAGCGCACCGTCGTCTCGATCACGATCCCCGCGCCTTCATCCACGAAGGCCGCTCGGTCGATCAAGGTATCCGAGGCCATCGAACGCGAGATCGCTCGCGCTCGGGGCCGCATCTGGCTCTGAAGTTCGGTCACGCTACGGCACGTCGCCTGCAACGTCGGCCTCGCTCGGAGGAGTTCGGATGTCCCATTGAAGCAAAGGACAGCACGATGAAGACGATGAACACCGAGCAGTTCAAGAACGCTCTCGAGAAGGCAGGCCGGATCAAGGGCGCGGACGGAGTCGCCGTTCAGAAGAAGCTCATCCTCGAGAACTACATGATCACCGACATGGAAGGCATGGCCGTCGACCCGGACAGCCTCGACGTGAAGATCAGCGCGGGCGCTGAGGAGGACATGATGAAGGAAGAGGACAAGGAGACGATGGCGAAGACGATCCGCCGCGAGATCGCCGCGCGTCTCGACACCATGCCGCGCGGGATGTCCGTCGCCGCGAACATCGACGAGCGTCCGTGGGAGAAGGATCGCGTCTACTCCGCAGGCCGGAAGGCGTTCTCCTCGAAGGAAATGACGTGGAAGTTCGGCACTTGGTGCCTTGCGACCCTCGGCCACAAGAAGTCGCTTGACTACTGCAACAACTTCGGTATCAAGGTCAAGGCCCACACCGAAGGCGTGAACTCGCAGGGTGGCTTCCTCGTCCCTGACGAGATGGCCGCGGAGCTCGTGACGCTTCGCGAGCAGTACGGTGTCTTCCGCCGCAATGCGAAGATCTACCGGATGGCGAGCGACACGCTCCGAATCCCGCGCAAGAACACGGGCCTCACCGCGTACTGGGTCGGAGAGGCGATTGCCGCGACCGAGTCGACGATGGGCCTCGATCAGGTCTCGCTCGTCGCGAAGAAGCTCACCGCGCTCACGACCGTCTCGAACGAACTCCTCGAGGACTCCGTGATCGACCTCGCGACCGATGTCGCGAACGAAATCGCGTACCAGTTCGCCTTTAAGGAGGACGACGCGGGCTTCAACGGCGACGGAACGTCGACCTATGGCGGCGTGGTCGGCCTCTCGGCTCC